TCGCACGGCGTCTTGAACGCCAGGAGCGTGAGTACGGCATGGGCTTTCTGGCCAGCATCATCCTGGCGGCCATCATCAGCGAGATCGTCAAGAAAATCGTGCAGCGGTGGCTCGATAATCGTGGCGAGATGCTGGAGGCGATGCAGTGACCGACCAAGCAAAGGAAACGCTTTACAGCATTATGGAGCGGTGGGGATTTCCCACTTTGGTAGCAATTGCGTGCGGCTGGGTTCTTCGCGCCGATGTTTTGCTACCTCTTGTCGAGGAGCACAGGGCCTTTGTGAAGTCATTGAGCGAGACGCAGCGCGAGATCAGCAAGGCAGTGAGCGAGCAGACGCGGTTGCTGTATGCCCTACAGCCTCGAGCAACGGAACAGCAGGAGAACTAAGTCATGGCGATGAGCCCGAGACTACTGCGGCCAAGGCAAACGGGACGCTACGCGGCGTTGCGTGTCGGCCTTGTCGCATATTGGCCGATGAACGAAACCGCCACTAGCGGCGATGTGACGGTTGAGGACTGGACAAAACGCGGAAACAACCTGACGAGCAACAACACCGTCCCAAGCGTTGCTGGCATCCAGGGCAACGGCCGAGAGTTTACGGCGGCAAACAGCGAATATCTTGCGGCCGCCGGTGCCAACAACGACCTCAAGTTTGCCGATGGCAGGGACTGGACGCTGACCGGATGGGTATGGATTCCAACGTGGACTGCCAATCGTTATTTAATTGCAAATGACAGCTCCGGCAACCGTGAAATACTCATCACTACGGCTGTGCAAAACGGAAATAATCTGGCTGCCCAGTTGAGCCCTGGAGGCTCGGTTGGCGTAAGCACTGCAGCCTTCGCAGGCATCAATCTCGCCACCAGCGCTTGGCATTTTTTCGCGTTTTTTTACAAGCACAGCACGGGCGTCCTAGACGGGCGAGTGAATAACTCGTCCACGTCGCTTCCGGGCACTCGCACCGGCAGTCCCCTATTACAAAGCACACAGCCACTAAATCTTGGGCGGCGTCAGTTCACCGGTGCAAACGATTACTTTGGCGGTCGCCTAGACGAAGTCGCCAAGTGGGATCGCGTCTTGACGGCAACTGAGCTGACGACGCTCTACAACTCTGGAGCAGGCATTGACCTTCGACAATGAGCCCGACAACCGACCAGATCGACGCGGTGGTGTCTGCACTGTGGCCCGGCGTTGTTGCACAGCAGAACGCCTTCCACGCGGCGAGCGGTGCGTATTACCAGATGTTGTGGACGCACAGCGAGCCGCCCTCAACGGCGACGGCTCCCGACAACCTTACCGCCCGCCCGACTGACCAGCCCGCTTCGCCAATCCAAGGGCTGCCAGCGACCATGCGGAGCCGGATGAGGATTGACACATACGGCAAGCCCGATGGGTGGACAATCACGCTAGAGGCCGACATAGACGGCGACACATGGAGTCGGTCGGTGGATTGCGGCACAGACGCCAGCAGATCAAAGCCGTGGACCGTAGAGTCTCCTAGCCCTGTGAGCTAGTAGACTGCAAGAGTTGCCGCAGATTCCAGTACAGTGACCACACCCAGGAGCTACCCATGGCCGACAACATTCTGAGCCGCAAGAACCGAGACATCGACATTACGCTGCACACGGCCACAGCATCGGCTACCACGCTCGACATGCGTGATGTGGCTGGTGCTGTTGTGTCGCTGGGCACCATGAGCACGAACGCCAGCACGCTCCAGATGTGGGTAGGCACCAGCACGGCCGGCACCTTCCGCCGACTCTACAAGTCTGACGGTAGCGTGGCTGACCTCACCCTGTCGGCCTCGAGCACGGACGGGCGAGCGTATGCCCTGCCCGATGAAGTCTTTGGCACCGAGTACCTCAAGATCGTCTCGGCCACCACCAACAGCACGGGCACCGCTGGCGTGGTGATGCTGAAGAGCTAACGTGCCCACCAAGATCCCCAGCCATAGGCCGCTGCGTCTTGGCCCTCGCATGCGAGAGGCCAGGCCCAACGCGGCAGCCCGTGGCTATTGCTCAGCAGCCCACAAGGCGTGGAGGCAGGCGGTGCTGAACCGATGCCACTGGCAATGCGTTGATTGCGGCCGTGTGGCCTATGGCCGTGACATGCACGCGGATCACGTAGTGCCAGTGAGCGTGGCCCCTGACCTACGGTATGACGTGACCAACGGAGCGGCCCGGTGCGTGTCGTGCCACAGCCGAAAGACCAACGCGGAGCGGCAGAGGGGGGGCGGTTCGGATCCCTACCCCCCCGTCTGAGGAAAACCAGAAGTTCCTGCTACTATACGCGGGGCCGAAATTGGGAGTTTGAGCATGGGCAAGGGCCGCAAACCGACGCCTAAACCGCTGCTTAAGCTTCGCGGCGCTCGCGTTAGGGGCCCGCACAAGTCCGGCATCGACGCCGTTCCAGGCATCCCGCCTGCTCCACATTGGCTCTCGGATCTGGCCCGCGAGGAGTGGGAGCGGATCGTGCCGATGCTTGAGGCGTCCAAGGTAATGAGCCCCAGGCACCAGCAGACGCTTGCCGCTTACTGCGACTCGCTCGCGGACATGATTGAGGCAGACCGTGAGCTCAAGGCCAACGGGGCCACGTTCATGGACGATAGGGGTAGGGTAAGCAATCACCCGGCGTGGAACCGCAAACGCGACGCGAGAAACCAGATGCTAAAGTTCGCGGCCGAGTTCGGCCTGACGGCCTCGGCGTTGGCCCGTGTCTCGGCGGTTGAGAATGGCCCGCAAGAAGACGACGAAGACGCCCGGATGTTCGCTTGAGCACCCGTGCGAAAAGTGCTCCTCGTGTCTGGCGGTGCGTTTCTTCCACAAGCACCTGACGCACGCCAAGGGCGAGCTCGGCGGCAAGCCGTTTACGCTTGAGCCGTGGCAGCAGGACTACGTGCGAAAGCTCTTTGCCACTGAAGGCGACGTGCGAAAAGTCCGCACCAGCCTGCTGGCCATTCCGCGCAAGAATGGCAAGAGCAGTTTATGCGCGGGTATCGCCCTCAAGCTGCTGATGGAGAACGAGCCCGGCTGTGAAGTCTATTCCTGTGCAGCCTCACGCGATCAGGCCCGGCTCGTCTTTGACATGGCCCGCGTCTACGTCGAGCAGTCGCCAGTGCTGAGGCAGCATCTCAAGGTTTACCGGAACGCCATCGTGCGAGAGGCGACGCACGGAACGTACAAGGCGTTGAGTGCGGAGGCCGGTATTCAACATGGGCTCTCCGCTCACGGCGTCATATTTGATGAACTCCACGTCTCTAACCGCGAGATGTGGGAAGTAATGCTGAGCAGCCAAGGTGCTCGGCGTCAACCGCTCACGGTGGCGCTCACGACGGCAGGCTTTGACCGCAAAAGCGTCTGCTGGGAAATCTGGAAATACGCCGAAGCCGTGGCCGCTGGAACCGTGAAAGACGAGACGTTTCTGCCGGCCATCTATGCCGCCCCGATTGAGGCCGACTGGAAAGATGAAAAAACGTGGGAGCGTGCCAACCCCAACCTAGGCGTCTCGGTGCGCATGGACTTCCTGCGGAGCGAGTGTGCTCGAGCGGTTGAGATGCCGACGTATGAGAACACTTTCCGGCAACTGTATTTAAACCAGTGGACAGAGCAGAGCACGAGGTGGCTGCGTATGGATCACTGGGCCCAAGGCGACAAGCCCTGTCCTGTGGATCTCACCGGCCGTGAGTGCTGGGCCGGCCTGGACTTGGCCACGACGTTTGACACCACAGCCCTGGTGCTGCTCTTCCCGCTGGACGATGGCACGTTTTGGATTGAGCCGCACTTCTGGATTCCGAGCGACAACGCCCACCAGAGAGAGCGACGCGACAAAGTGCCCTACCTGACTTGGCATCGGCAGGGGCATCTCAACATGACCGATGGCAACGTCACAGACTTCGATCAGGTGCGTTCAGACATCAACGCCATTGCCACCAAGTACAAGCTGTGCGGCATCGGCCTGGACCCGTGGAACTCCGCGCAACTCGGCCAACAACTGCAAGGCGACGGCCTTCCCATGTCAGACTTTCGACAGGGCTATGGCTCTCTGTCGGCACCTAGCAAGCAGCTGGAGAACCTTGTTGTGAGCGGGAAGGTGCTGCACGGTGGGCACCCAGTGCTGTCGTGGCAGGCTTCCAACGTGGCCATCCAGCAGGATTCCGCAGCCGGAAACATTAAGCCGAGCAAGGCCAAGAGCACAGAACGCATAGACGGCATCGTGTCGCTGGTCATGGCCATCGGGCTGTGGCAGAAGGCAACCGCAGCCACGCCAGAACAGTCCTGGGACATCGTGACTCTATGAGCGAAAACGCCGCCGCCGACTTCAAGATGTTTGACCTGCGTGGCATCGACTGGCCAGAGGTGAGCTCCAGCCGCACGCCTTCCGGCATCCGCGTCAACGCTGACAACTCCATGGCGTGCTCGGCGTACACCGCCTGCATCCGCGTCATATCGGATGCGGTATCAGCCCTGCCGCTGCACATCTACGAGCGCATGGCCAACGGCGGAAAACAGAAGGCCACGAGCCATCCCGTGTATCGCCTGCTGCACCAGCAGCCAAATCCCTGGCAGACGGCCCAAGAGTTCCGCGATTGGATGACTGGCATGTACCTGCACTACGGTGCGAGCTACGCCGAAATCCGCCCAGGTGCTCGAGGTGCTGTGTCAGAACTGTGGCCGCTGCACTCCAGCCGCATGGAGGCTGAGCGGCTGACTGACGGCACGCTGCGTTATCGCTACCGCGAGCCAAGTGGGCAGCAGACGATCTACAGCCAGGAGCAGATATTCGCCCTGCGATTCACGACCGAAGACGGAATCAAGCCGATTCCTACCTACAAGCTCTTTCAGAATGTGCTCGGCCTTTCGCAAGCTCTTGAGGCGCACGCCGCTACGTACTTTGGCAACGGGGCACGCCCTGGCGTGATCCTTGAAAGCAGCAACCCAATCCCCACAGACGCGGCCGAGCGACTGCGTGAGAGTTGGGAGCGAATGCACAGAGGCAGCGACCGAGCTTTCAGAACGGCCGTATTGCCTGCGGGCATTACGGCCAAAGAGCTAAGCAGCAGCAACGAGGCTGCCCAAATGCTGGAGAGCAGAGCCTTCGCCGTGACTGAGTGCGCCAGGATTTTTCGTGTTCCTCCTCACATGATCCAAGACTTGTCGCGTTCGAGTTTTAACAATATCGAGGTACAGGCGACCGAGTTCGTGCAGCACTGCCTGCTGCCGCACTTGAAGCGGTGGGAAGCGGCCATCAGCCGTGACCTCATCGTGGATGACGAGAAATACTTCGCAGAGCACAGCGTGAGCGGGATGCTGCGTGGCGACCACGCGAGCCGGTCGGCCTACTACGTGTCGGCCCTGCAAAACGGATGGATGAGCGTCAACGAGATCCGCGAGCTTGAGAACCTCAACCCACTGGGGCCAGAGGGCGATCAGCACTTCATTCAGCTGAACATGACCACGCTAGAAAAGGCGGGCGAGCCACAGCCGCAAGATCCGCAGCCGATGCCGCAGGACACGCCGGGCGAGCCAGCGGACGGCACGCCAGAAGACGATGCCGAAGACACGACTACCGCCCAGGAGGA